CCCAAAACTCGAGGAAATCTGGGGGAAGAACAGGCTACGCCAAATCTGTGATTAGCAGACTAGGCGTGGCTATTGATCTTCCCCCGGAAATTCCTGATAATACATGGTTCAAGTCTCGCGATAGGCCAAAAGCTTATCGCAAGGCAATGAAACTTATTAACAGAGACTCGTCGGATCCGACGCCAATTCAACCGTCGCGGGTTGTAGTGGTGAAGGAACCTTCTAAAGCTCGAATTGTTACTATCTCCGATGCGCGACTAGTCGCGAACGGTCATATGGTAAGGAAGGCGCTTTTCGGGGCCGTCGTCGGAAGACGAGGGGCTGGAGAAGCGCTCAATTCATGTCCGAATTTTCTCAAGTTTAGGCGCAAGCCTAAAGATGGGAAGAAACGGTTTGTTTATAGTGCCGATCTCAAGAAGGCTACTGATGGTTTATGCCACCAGTGGCTTTCTTGGTTGACTGGACATTTGGGCATAGTCCCCGAATTGATTTTCGGCCAAGAGGTCGAAAATGAAAACGGCGAGACTTATAAGACCCTTCGAGGGGCATTTATGGGATTACCAGCTAGCTGGACAATCCTGTCTTTGTCCCACTTAATTGTTGCAGAGAGGGTCGACCCCCTTGGTCTCTTTTGGATCAAGGGTGACGACCTCATTGCTTATTGGACACGGAACCAATGGGCTTCTTATAGAAGCTTGATGGAAGTGACCGGAATGGTGGTTAATACAACCAAATCCTTCGTCGCGGAGACTAGGGGTACCTTTTGCGAGGCACTCTATGAACTTCGAGATGAGGGGTTACAGTTGATTCCCACTTTATCATTACGAGGCTTCGTCCACCGTTCCACTTTGGGGAACGCGTACGATAACCTTAACACAGTAATGCGAGAATCCATTCGTCGCGGCGTTTCACGCCGCGTCGTTTGGTCAGTCGCAAAAACAACAAATAAGGATCTACTCCGAATTTCTTCGAAATTCGGGGCGGATCCTCTTATTCCACGGGAGTTCGGGGGTTTGGGTCTTCCTTCGGAAGAGCCATACTCCCCAGTTCCTACAAAATTTGAGAGTCGATTCTGGTTTAACCTCGATAAGGGGATTAAACGGGATCCGACGATCAGGCTTAGAGCTCAGGGGGGGTTATCGAAGAAATTCGAAAATCTTCTCGATAAGCTCGAATATAGGTCTGGGGTTCCCAGGGAGTGTAAGCACATCCTGGAAACTGAGACAAGAGTCCGATTATACCTCAGTCTTTTCGATGAAAAGGCCGAGGAGACTTCGGTTAAAATCAATCCGTTCCTCCGATCGTTACAGCGACGCCGCAAGGCATTGCTGAAAGGATCGAAGGTCCGTGATACACGATTAAACTGGGCGGGTGTGGAGATTATTATAAAATCTCTACGCCCAACCCAGAAATCTTTGTTTCAGGTATGGCGGCATTGTGCCGCCGTATGTGAAACGAACATGTCAAAGGCTCGACTTGCGGAACAGTTAACTCGTGAGTCTACTGTGTGACGACTTCGGTCAAGATCATATACTCCGGGCTAACCACAGAGTAACAGAAAAAGATACCAAAGCCACCTCTACGCAAGAGGGGCCTTCTTGGGGGTTTTCGCCATGTG